AGACTAATGATGAAAAATTTATGCATTTTAAATGGGAATTAGATGTAGAAAGTGGCGACCAAATATATTGGCATAATAATTGGTGGACATTATATCATCAAGAAAGAAAATCAGTACAAGCTAGTAAGACATTTATTGCTAAAAGATGTAATTTTAATTATATGATAGAAATTGAAGGAATTAAATACCATTTCCCTGTTCACTTAATGAACTTAACATTATATAGTGACGGTATGGCAGACCAAACATATATGTCTAATCAAGATGGTAGTAGAAGGATAACAATTTCTGACAACTCTCATAGTAAGTTTGTAAGAATAGGAACTAGAATTATGTTATCAGAAGATACTATATATGAGGTATGTCATATAGATGATTTTACAAGACATGGTGTAAAAGACTGTATGTTAAAACAAGTATTTATGACTTCAAAAGACGATAAAGAAAATCTTATAGCTTGGAACGAATTTAATACATCTAATGAAATAGAAATGGATGAAGAAGGAAATGTTATACCAAAAATTATAGGTACTGATGTTGTAAGACTAGGTGCTAATGAAGTTTTTGTATTTAGTGGAGTTAATAAAGATTGTACACCTAAATGGGATATTGTATCAGAAGATAATTGTCTTGAAATAGATACAAGTTATGATAATAGTTCTGATTATACAAAAATTAGATTAAAATGTAAATCAGACCCTAAATATTTAGGTACAATTGCTACAATTACTGCCACAATAGACCCAGGTTTGTCTTGCACTAAAGAGATTAGGATAGGAGGTATGTTTTAGTAAATGTCAAATAATTTATTATTCGGTTATACAAATAAAATAATGTCAGAAATAATTGCTTACCTTATGTCAGATAAAAATTTCTGCAATTTTGTATATTATACAGATGCCAAATATGAATATACAAATTTATTAGAATTAGAAATACCTTCAACTAGTCAACTTTATGATAAATATTTCTTTGTATACAAAAGAGTACCTGAAGTTATTGAAGAAGCTAAGGCTTTTGTATACTTTGATTTATATAGAGAAATTCCATTAAGATTAGGAAGTCCTATCAGAAGTTTAACATTTACTGCTACTATTTTAGTACATCACGATTGTATAAGAACTATACATGGACATAGAGGTATATGTGTTAAAGATGCATTAGAATTAGCATTAGGTAAATTAAGCCAATCTAATATGATAGGAAATATCGAATTATCTCGTCTTAGTCCAGTTCTAGGATTAGTAAAAGATTATACAGGATATACACTTCAACTAAAGGTGGATAATTTTTCTCCTAGATTTAATCAAGAATTTGGTGAGTAATTATGCCAGACCAACAAGCATTAATTTTTGGACTTCCGATAAAACTTGATGAAAATACAATGTTATATCAACCTACATTAAATGAAATTCTTGAAAAAGATTTTCATATAGAAAATATTTTAGAACCTTTTATCGCATTAGATAAAAGAAATTTTGAAAATGAAGAAAAAAATGATAAAGTAGATAATTTTAATATATTATTTATACAAGTCATACTTGGTTATATACAATTTTTAACAGACGAACCAACTAAGACTCCCCCTAGTTTAAAGGAATGGATTGAGTCAACTAATTCAGACTGGTTAATTGTTAAAAAATTAATAAGAGTATTAAAGTTCTTATGTAAAACAGAAGATGTAGTTTTACAAATGTCTGATTTTTCAAAAGAAAATGAAAACAGTTTAAATGAAAATTATATCTTAATAAATAAGTCTTATAAAATAAATAGAGATACATTTGAAGATTTTAAGGTTTTAGTATGTGAAATACTAGATACCGAGATTAATATTGAAAGAAAAAAAGAAGAAGATATGAGTGTTTCTGAACTTGATGATTTATTTGAACAAAAAAAGAAACAATATGAAAAAAAATATGGTAAGAAAAAACAAAAAAGAGAAAAGAACAAAGATAATTTAACTATCTTTACTTTGATAAATTATATTATACATTATGAGAATACTCAATATGATTATAACTCAATAAGACAGCTTACCATATATCAAATAAAAAATACTTTCAAATATTATCATAATCAAGAAATGTATCAGTTAGATATGAAATATAGAACTAGTGGCAATTTTAAGATGGAAAATAAAACATCTGAACATTGGTTCTTTGATAAAAATTAAAAAAAATAAATTACGAAAGGATTGATTGTAAATGGCTGGAACTCTTTTTGCGATAAAAGACGCAATAGACATAACTTTAACTAAAAAAGGTGAATCTACTAGCTTCACTACAATAGACTATTTAAATGATGTTCAAATACAAATGGACTCTGAACAAGTATATGCTACTAAAAAAGGAGATAACTATATATCTTTCTCATCTGGTAGAACAGGAACACTTACAATGAACTGTGAAGTTATAGACGAAGACTTCTTATGCATGATGCTAGGAGGTAAAAAAGGTGGAGCAGGAGAAATAATAGTATCTGGTGAAGTTCCTAACCAATCATATACTGCTGAAGGAATATTCAGAATGGTTTCTCTTACTGGTGAACAATACAAAAAAATAAAATTCCACAACTTAAAAGCACAAGTTTCTGCTGATTTAACTTTATCTGCTAGTGAAATATCTTCTTTCTCATTAGTATTAGATATAATGGCAGACGATAACGGAAACGTTATAACAATAGAAAACTATACTAAAGCATAATAATTTATATAAGCTAGAGGATTATCCTCTAGCTTTTTTTATGCCTTAAAAGGTATGTCTTATTACACTAATGTAAGATAAATAATTCTAGGAATATTTGTCTTATTTTTTTATATATTTTGATAAGGAGTGAATATTTATGCAAAAATTTACACTAATAAGCGAACTACAATTAGAAAAGGTTAGATGTAAAATTGAAAATATTAATAAGAAAGGAGAGAAAACATATATAACTGTATTTAATATATTAGGTGAGAGAAGAACAGAGGTATTAGAAGAACTTAAATTAATCACAGGAGATAAAGAACAAGTTGATGCAGAAGTGTTTAACAATTTCTATATTGGATTAATACTAGAGTTTACAGATATCATTATGGATAGAGAAGATATAACTTTTATGATTAATGAAGGAAATTTAACAAGTAAAATTCTTTTACAAGAAATTAATGATATTATCTATGAACTACAATTTGAAGATGCTATGAGTAACTTAGCAAATGCAAGAACTTTAACATTAGGTATGTTAGCAGAAAATGCATTACAAGAGATTAATTATGCTAAAGCAAGATTAGATAGAGAAAACGAAAGAAAAGAAAAAACTATAATACATAAAGCTAAAAAGAGAAATAGAAAATTTATCAAATAAGGAGGTGAAATACCTTGATATTTGACTCAATAGCAGATTTAAGGAAATATGTGGAAGGAGTTATGGATGATTGTGCGCAAATGTGCGCCCAAGAAATGTTAGAAATAATGCGAGAAGAAATACAAAATGCTTATTTTGAATATACTCCTAAAAAATATTTTAGAACTGGTCAATTATTAAATACACCACAAATTATATCGGCAGATAGTAGTGGTATGACAACAGAATTTGTAGACAATGGAGGTTGGTTTTCTGTATATACAGGAGAACATTTCTTCGCATTAGAAGGACTTGAAGGTGGTACAACTTGGGGTAGAGGTGCTACAACTATACATCCTACATCTGTTGCAAGATGTCAAGCACAAATACCTGACTATTATGCTAGATGTATGAGGGCATTTGGTATACCTATAACTTAATAAAGGAAGGTGAATAATGTGGCAGAATTTGACATACGAATTGGTACACTCTTAGATACTAGTAAAGCAGAACAACAATTACAAGAGTTTATTAATAAATATCAAAATGAAGATAATCTTAAACTAAAATTAGATTTTAGTGGAGAAGGAGATTTAAAGGGATTAGAGAAATCTCTTCAAGCAATAGTTAAATTTGCAAAATCTCTTGAAAATATTAAGATAAATATTAATACAGATGATGTATCTAAGATACAAACCAATGTAGGAGATACAATTAAAAAAAACACACAAGAGTTAGGTCAAGCTACACAAGAAGTCAAAAAAGTAGTAGGAGAAACTGTTGAAAAGAACATTGAAGGTTTTGAAGAAAGAGTTTCTAATGTAAAAAAAGCAATAAGTATGGCTATTGAAGATTTGCAAAGTTTAAAACTAGTTGAAAATGCAGATATTGGAAAAATAAATGAACTTCAAAAGCAACTAGTTGAAATGGCTAATATAGACTTTGATAAGTTTGGTATGCAAGGTTTAGACTTATTAGAAGAAGGATTACAAGATGTCAATAGTGAATATACTAATTTAATTAATCAAGCTAGAAGTAAACAATTACAAAATTCATTTAATGATATCAAGATAAATCCATTAATTTCTCAAATGGAAGCACTTAAAGAAGTAATGAATTTTAAAGGATTGGATACTAGTGGTATTGATAATCTTATAGCAAAAGTAAGAGGTGTTTCTAAAGAAGGAACAGATTTAAAAGTTGCTAGTAAAGCAGTTAAAGATGTTGCAAAAGATTTTGCTAATATGAAAACTGCATTAAAGATGACAGATATTAAATCATCTGAAACTGCAATTAAAAAATTATTGAGTTACAGAGAAGAATTATTAAAACAAATACCTCTTGAAATAGATTCTTCAAAAGTTGAAAAAGCAGAGCAAGATATAAAACGAATAGACGAAGCTATTGAAAGATTAACTCAAAATTCAGATAAGAGTTTAGTTAAAAACCTTATAGATTTAAGTGAACTTAAAAATATTGAAAATATGGAAAATACAACAGAAGTTTTACATAAAAATGCAGATAAATTAAGTAATACATTTGAAGGATTAAAGACTAAATTCAAACAATTAAGTCAAACTGATTTTGTAGACCCTACTTCAATAAAAATAGTTGAACAATACATAGATGAAATAGGACAATCTATTAAATCTTTAGATTTTGATAATATTAAAGTAGGAGATTTAAAAAGAATTTCAGATGATTTAGAAACACTTGGAGTTTGTATAGACAAGGTAAAAAAAGATTCTGATGAAATAAAAGTAGAGGTAAAATTTAGTAATGATTTAAGACAAGCTACTACTGAATTAAACGGGTTACATTCTGCTTTAATTAAACTAGGAAAAGATACTAATATAATTGAAAAATTAGAAGACGAATTAAAAGGGATAGATAAAACTGCTACACAAGACTTAAAGAAAGCCGGACAAGATTTAGAAGAATTTAAAGATAAAATGAAAAATATGGCACAAAGTATGGGTCTTGGAGATATTAGTGGAGAAATGAGTCAATTTACTAAATATGTAAATGAAGTAGTAAAATTGACTAAACAATTATCTACAACAAAAGACTTAAATTTTGCAGATGGAATAAAAGAACAAATCAATGATGTTATGAAAGCATTAAATAAACTTACTGATGGATTTGATGATGTTCAAAAAGAATTTGCACAAGGTTTCCTAGATGATGCTATGAAAGGTTTAAGTCAAGGATTTACACAAGAAATAGAAAAAATTAATGCAGAAGCAGAAAAACTTAGAGTAGTATTATATAGACTTAGTACTATGGAAATGTCAGAAGGAATAGCAAAAGGTTTAGCAGAAGAATTTGAAAGAGTCGCAGATAAAGTATCAGATTTACAAAATGCCTTAAAACGTGCTTTAAGTGGAGCAGATTCAGTAGATGCTAGTGGAATTGTTAAACTAAGAGAAGAATTAGAACAAGCTAAACAATCAATGGTAGAATTAGGTAAAAAGAAAATAGAACTTGATTGCCAAGAAACTATTGCTAGGGTAGAAAAATTAAGAAATGAAGTAGAAAATTTAGATGATGTATTAAATAAATTAGGTGGAGTAGATGCAATTAGCAGAATAAAAGAAGACTTTGAAAATGGTGCTATGTCGGTTGAAAAAGCTACATCTGCATTAAAAAAATATAATGATACTTTAGATAAAGTGGAAAATAATAGTAAACAAATTGATAAATCTTTTGATGCTTTTGAAAGCGCTGGTAGTAAAATTGAAGGAGTATTCAACAATATTAAAGACGGTTTCCAACGTTTTACATTTGGTGAACTTTTAGAAGAAGGAATAGAAAGTGCTATATATGGTATTAAAGAAACTATATTAGGACTAGACCAAGCTATGACTGAATTAAAAAGGGTTGCACCAGATGATTTAAAATTTGATGATGTTGGATATAAACAAATAGCAAATGATGCTAGAGAAGTGGCTATGTCTGTTGGACAATCAACAGAAGATGTTATTACAGGTATGAGTACTGCTTTACAAGCCGGTGCATCAACTATGCAACAAGCTACTGAAATAGCTAGAAGTTCTGCTATGTTACAAAATGTTTCTGATATGGATGCAGATGCGGCTTCACAAGCTATTGCATCTATGGTTAATCAATATTATAGTATGGATACTGCATTAGGAAAAGTTCAAGATAAAATTAAAGGCGCACCAAAAGAATATAATAACTTAACTAATGCAATAGATATGATTAACTATGCTGGAAATAATTGGGCAATATCAACAGAAGGGGTAACACAAGCATTACAAAACGGTGGGTCAGTTTTAAGTTCATATGGTGTAACATTATCTGATTCAATAGCTATGATTTCAAGTGCTAACGAAAGTATGCAAGACCCTTCGAGAATAGGTAATGGTTTACGTTCTTTAGCAATTAACTTTGCCGGTATAAAAACAAATGCTAAAGAAGGAACTCTTGAAATGAATAAATCTGCTAAGGCATTAAAAGAAATTGCCGGAATAGATATATTCACAGATAAATCTAAAACATCAGTTAAAGATATGATGACTTTAATGGATGAAATATATGACAAATGGGACGGATTGACAGATGTTCAACAAAAAGGGTTATCAGAAGGTTTAGCTGGAAAAACACAAGCGGCAGTATTCCAATCATTAATGAATGGATGGGATAGAGTACGTCAATTCCAACAAGAATATAAAGAAGGTATGATGGTAGGAAGTGCCGAAAGAGAAAATGAAGCTTACCTAGATTCTATTGCAGGTAAATGGAATAAATTAAAAGAAGCTATGAAATCATTAGTTACTAATAATGTATCTCAATCATTTATTAAAGGATTATTGGATGGAGCAACTAAACTTGTACAAGTTATAGAAAAAATAATGAATAGTTTAGGAACAATAGGAACTGGTGGAGCATTATTAGGTATAGCATCATTTATAAAAGGTATGGCTAGTTTTTCAAAATTTGACGGACTAACTGGTATGGCTAAAGCTATATCAACTATTTTCACTACTGTAAAAGGTGGAAGTGGAGTATTTAGTGGTATTGTTACGGGACTAAAAAGTTTAGTAACAGGTGCCGGTGCGGCTAAAATGGGTATGGTCGCTTTGAACGCAGTATTAACCGGATTAGGTTGGGCGGCAGTAGTTGCAGGAATTGTATTGGCAGTTAAAGCATTAGACGACTATATAGTAACAACAAAAGAAGCAATAAATGCGGCAAAAGATAAACAACAATCGGCAAGAGATGAAATATCTAGTCTTAATAGTCAAAAATCTAGTCTTTCTGCTATTGCACAAGAATATGATACTTTAGCTAAAAAGACAAACAAAACTGCCGAAGAAATGGATAGATTTAGAGAATTAAAACAACAAATAGCACAAATATCACCTGATTTAGTTGCAGGTTATGATTCTAATAACGACCCAATATTAAAATTAAACGGTTCATTATCTTCTTACATAGGAGAATTAGATGTAGCAATTGCTAAACAACAACAATTATTCTATGAAGGACAAGCAGAAGAAGCAGATGCTAGAATGAAAGATAATGAAAAAGATTCAGTAAAACAAAATAGACAAAATAATTATATTAATGCTAAAGATTCAATAAATAATCAAAGAGATGAATTATTTAATGCTAGTAAACTAAATGCTTTTGGACAAACAGTATTAGCTAACGAAGCAAAAACTGCCGAAGAAATGGCAAAAATTAGACAAAAATACAGAGAAACACAAACTAAGTATGAAAAGCAATATTTAGAAAAACTATCAAAAGATAGACAAGCAATTAATGAAAACGATTTAGCTATACAATCTAAATATATAGCAGACTTCTTAGAAACTAGTAAATTATCTGATGGTCAAGAATCTATGTTCTCTGGATTTATGGAAAATCTAAATTGGGGTACATTAGGAGAAGAACAAGCAGATATTCTATCAAGTGGGTTAGAAAAATTATCTGCTAAAACTGCTTTTGTTACTTCTGATATGAAAGGTTTTGAAAGTCAAATTGAATCTGCTAAGGCAAAATTTAAAGATACTAATGCCATAAATGCTTATGGTAAGAGTTTACAAGAGATAGCAGATAAGTCAGGAAAATTTGATTTACAATCTTGGTCAGGATATATGGATGAAGTAAATACTAGATTTGAAAATGGTGCATTAAATGTAGACCAATATAGATATTCAATGGGTATTTTAGCAGAAACAGTATCAGAACTTTCTGGTATAGATAAAGGTATAGTTTTAGAAAGTTTAGTACAAACAGGTGATATTGAGTCTGCATTAAAAGTAGCAACTGACGGTCTAAATAACTTTATGAAGGGTTATGGAAAGAGTGTAAATGATTTAAAAAATGGAGATAGTTTAGCCATTGAATTAGAAAAACAATATAAAGCTATTTCAGATTTAGGTAAAACAATGGAAACAAAAGCCATTGAAGGTAAATTTACTGCTGACTTTGTATTAGAGGCGGCAAAAGACCAAGATTTACCAAGTCAAATGCGAGAAATAATGAACGCATTTGCTAGAGATGGTGAAGTAACAGAAATAGAACAAAAAGTATTAATGAATATACAAGCAGAAATTCAAGATAAAGGAAAATTAACTGGTGAAACATTAAGAGAACTTGAAGATTTATTAAATGGTAATTTTGATAATTTAAAAGTTGATGGAAAAATAATGTTTAATGGTCTTGAATTATCAGTTGAAGAAGCAGAAGCATTGCAACAAGCATTAGAACATGCTGGTATGACTGCCGAAAGTATAAAAATGGGAGATACTGGTTTAGAAAATGCTATGGAACAAGCAGACGCATATCGTAAAGCATTAGAGAGTATTAATAATGTAGAAATTAGAACTGAAATAAGTAAAAATGGATTGCTTGATACTGCAAAAGAAGTTGACACAGTAGTTAAAGCATTAGAAAGTATTCCAAAAGAACAACAAGTACAATTTATTTCTGATACTGCTCAATATTTTGATGGAGCAGAGTCCGTTCAAGATGCTATTAATTCTATGCCAGATATTGTAAAATTAAAATATAATATAGGTGTAGAAGGAGATACCAAACTTACAGAGGTTAAAGCGAAAATAGATGCTTTACCTGAACAAGTAAGAGCAGAAGTATATGCAGAAACATATAATCTTTCAGAGGTAGATAAATTAACACAAGTTGTTAATGAATTTGGTGAAACTAATGCAACTGCCTTATTAACACTTGAAGGTGCTGGAGAAGTTATGCATCAAGCTACTTCTACAAAAGAAATGTTACAAGGTTTCCAAAATTTAGTATATAATTCAACTCTTGAAGTAGAAGTTAAAGACCAATTATTACAAGCACTTGAAAAAGAGTTAAATGAATTAGAAGGAAAAGAAACTAAAACAAACGTTACAGTAGAAGAAAAAGGTGCTAAAGAAACTAAGAGTGAAGTTAAAGGTGTTAATGAAGAAGTAGAAAAAACTAACGGTAAAAAAGCTACTGTTGAAGTTGAAGCAAAAACAGAACAAGCAGAAGAAAAACTAGATAATGTCAGTAAAGAAGTAGAAAAAACTAACGAAGAAAAAGCAGAATTTAATGTAGATGTAAATGATGAAGCATTTAAAGTTAAAATGAAACAGATAAATGATGAAATAGAAAATACAGATACATTAGAAGCTAATCCAAAAGTAGATGTTGAGGGAGCAGAAGAAAGTAAACAAAAAGTAGAAGATACTAATGCAGCAATTGAGAAATACAAAGGAACAGGTGGAACTGCTCATTTAGATGCAGACAATAGTGTTGCTAATAGAAAAATATTAGAATCACAAAAATACAAAGAAGATTTTACTAAAAATGCTGCAGGTAATATTACTGTAAATGTAAATGGTACAGAAAAATTAAAAGTGGCTATTGGGGAAAAAGGACAATTAGAAAAAGATGGAAGTTCTGTTACATCTATCACTCTTAATGGTAGTGAACAATTAGGAGTAGCTATCAATGAAAAAGGACAATTAGAAGTTAATGGTGTTGCTCGTACAGATATTAATTTAAATGGAGCAAAAGAACTACAACTTGCTATTAACGACAAAGGTGAATTAGAAGTTAATGGTCAAGCAGTAACAGACATCAAAGTTAATGGTAAAGGTGAACTTGAAGATGCAAAAGGAACATTAGATGATTTAGATGAAGAAAAATCTGTAAGTGTATCATTTAATGTTAATCAAGCATTAGATAGTATATTAAGTGCTTTAGGATTATCTAGTAAAAATGAAACAATAAATATAACTGTTAATTGTATAGACAATGCTAGTGCAACATTAACTAAGATTGGCGGATATACAAATAAAACAATTAGTGTTACAATAAACTGTACAGATAATGCTACAACAAAAGTTAATGCTTTGGCAAATAAAAAAATAGCAAATAAAACATTTACCGTAACTGCAAATGCAAGTGCAGCTACAACAGCTGTTAATACTTTAACAAATAAAAAAATACCAAATAAAACATTTACTATTACTTGTACCGATAGTGCTAGTAGTAAAATTAATGCTTTAGCTAGTAAAAAAATAGCAAATAAAACATTTGTTGTAACATGTAAGGATAGTGCTAGTTCAACACTTAATACAGTATCAAACAAAAAAATATCTAATAAAACATTTACTATAACTTGTAAAGACGAAGCTAATTCAAAAATAAGTTCTGTGCAAAATAAAAAAATAAGTAATAAATCATTTAGTGTGTCTTGTACTGATAATGCTAGTAGAAAATTATCTAGTATATCTAGTAAATTAAGTGGCATTAGAAGTAAAACCGTAACAGTAACAGTAAAATATTCACAAGTAGGTAAACCACCAAGTGCAGGTGGAGGTAGTGCTAGTGAGCCACAAGTAATGAAAATGTCAACTCCAATTATTGTTGATAACACCGCAGATGTATCTGCATTAGCTAGTACACAAAGTAATATGGCAAATGTTAGAAATGCTATGGCATCAGTACAAGCTAGTTATACTGATACTATCAATAATGGTTCTTGGTGGGTAAGTGAATCAATAGTATATGATTTGGATTTACTTCAAGATTTTAATGAACAATTAGAAAGAGTTGAAAATAATTTATCTTTAGTATCAAAACAAGCAGAAAATGCTTTTGGTAGTGCAAAAGCCAATTTACTTCAAAAAGAAATAAGTTTAATGCAACAAAAACAACAAATGTTAACACATGAACAAAAAGAACTAAAAGATATGCAAGGTAATCTTAAAATCTTATTAAAAAGTTACGGTTTTTCAATAGATAGTAATGGAGCAGTAACTAATTCAGTAGCAAAATTAAGACAATTAGAAATGGCAGTAGAAAGTGCTAAGAAAAAACAAGATGCATATACAGGAGACAATAAAACTACTCAAAAGAATTTACAAACTGCTTATGATAATGCAAATGATAAACTTCAAAGAGCAAAAGATACATTAAGTCAATTTTATGATGTATCTAGTCAAATTGGAGAAACAGCAAACGAATGGGAAGAATTAAAACAATCTATTGAAGAAGCTAAAAATGAAATAACTAAAGCTAAAATAGAACAAGATATGTTTGCTAAAGAATTAAAAACTCAAAAATTAGAAAATCAATATGATACATTAGCAGATAAATTAGAATTATTACAAGGTAAATTAGATATAACAACTAACGAAGAAGAAAGAATTAAGTTATTAAAAGAACAAGATGATTTAATGGATAAACAACAATCTAAATTAAAAGAAACAGAAAAATCATATAAAAGTCAAGCAGATTATTATAAAAACTTCCTAAAACAAAAAGGATTTAGTTTTGACACAGATGGTAATGCAGACCCAACAAAATTAAAATCACTTGTAAATAATGCAGACTATGAGGCTATTAAAGAAGCATATGATACATATACTGAATTAACAAGAGATGTTATTCCTGATTTACAAAAAGAATGGTATGATATACAGAAACAAGAAATGGATGCAAAAGAAGAAATAAAAGAGTTGAATGAACAACTTAAGGAAACACAAAAAGAAGCAAAAGAATTAAAGAAAATAAAAGCATTTGATTTCTTAGATGAATTAATTGATAAACAAGAAAAATTAGATAATCAAATGAGTTTATTGGAAACTAAAATGGAATTAGTTTATGGAGATAAAAATAAAACAAAAGCATTAAAAGAACAGATTGCATTAATTGAAAAACAAATAGCTGCACAAGAAAAAACAAATAAACAATTAGAAAAACAAAGACAATATCTTGAAGATGATATGTATAATTTAGGATTTAGATTTGATAAAAATAATAATATTACAAATGTAGATTCTGTATTAAATAAAGCAAAAACTAAAGAAGAATATGAAGAATTAAAAGAAGCAGTAGAAGAATATTATGATACTCAAAATCAAATTGACGAAGGTACTATTGCTTGGTATGAATATAAAAATCAAATAGCAGAAGCAAACAAAGAAATAGAAATAATGCAAGAAGAATTAAAACAGTTAAAAGTAGAAGCCAATCTTACTCAATTAACTAATGAAGTTACTAAATTAGCTAATGAATATGATAGACTTGAAACAATAAAAGATTTAGATGGTGCTAATACATTAGATATATTAAATCAACAAATTGGTTTATTAGATGAACAAAAGAAAGCAACAGAAGATTTATTGGCATTTAGAAGAAAACAAGCAGAAGATTTAAAATCAGAATTATCTGATTATGGCTTTAAATTTGATGAAGAAGGATTAGTTCAAAATGCTAGTAAAACAATTGAATCACTTAAAAATACTTTATCAGAAGATGAATTTGAAAAAGTTAATAATTCATTAGAAGAATATTTTGATGTTTCATTAAATGAAATAGATGATTTAGAGAAAGAATTATTAGAATTTGAAAAAACATATGAAGATATACAACGAGAAAAATTAGATGCTACTAAGAAAATAGAAGATGAAATAACTAAAATATATGAAAAACAAATAGAAGAAAGAATTGAACAAATAGAAAAAGAAAGAGATGCACAAGTAGAAAGTTTAAATAAAGCAAAAGAAGCATATCAAAGATATCGTGATGAAGTTGATTATGAAGATAGTTATAACGAACAATTATCAAAAGTCCAAGAACTTCAAGCACAAATAGAAGTAGCAAAACGTGATGATAGTTTAAGTGGTAAAAAACGTTTAGAAGATTTAATGGAACAATTAAATGAAGAACAAAAAACTTTAGAAGATTTAGTTCAAGATAAAATAGATTCAGATATTAATACAATGTTTGATGACCAAATAGAAAATATTGAAAAAAATGCAGAAGAACAAATGGAAGATTTAGAGAATACATTCTCTGAAACTAAAATAGCAGAAATGGTTGCTAATGCTATTCAAACAGGAATATTTGAAGATATAGATGGTAACATTGTTTCATTAGATACTGCCTTAATGGATTTTGCTAATAATTCAACAGAATATTTAGGCATAATGGGAGAAAGTTTAAAAACTGAATTATTAGATAATTTAAATATAGCACTTGATACAATGCAACAATTAAATAATATAAATTCAGAACTTAAACAAGGACAAATGACAAACAGAGCAGTTGGAGTAATGCCAATTGATAAATCAATAGGAGAAATAAAAAATGATGCTATGAGTTCACAAGTAATTAGTAGAGATATAGCTATTGGTGATATGAGTATTACAATTCAAGGAAATGCTACTCCTGAAACAGTTGAAGATATAAGGGTTGCATTAAATGAATATATAGAAACAATGAAAAAAGAAATATGGACTAATGTTAAGTAGTTTATCTACTTAACATTAGTTTTTATAAAAGGAAGTGATGAAATGGCAAGTAACTTTTGGGAAGGAAATTTTTATTTTGATAATGTTTTTTCTTCTACTTATGGAGTTTGTATTGTAGATATAAATAGTAATGAGATATTAAAACAAATAGGAAATACCTTTACTATTTCAACAGAAAAAGACTCATCATATAATGGAAATTATTTACATAGAGAAACAGAGAGAACATCAGATAATATTACATTACAACTTTGTAGAACAGACAATAAAGCATGGACTATTAATAGTATTTCTGAAGTTGTTAATTGGTTATTTAAAGAAACGTTTAAAAAATTTCAACCATTAGATTTAGTTGATGTAGGTTATAATTTAATATATTATCTTAAAGCTATCGAATTTAGAAAATTTTTAAATGCAGAAATGAGAGGATATCTTGAAGTTGTATTTATGCCTTATGATTCATATACTTATGCTATACCTACAAATGCCTTAACTTTAAGTAACGGTGAAAGTAAAAATATTAATAATATAAGTAATGTAAATAAAATATATTATCCTAAGATAAAAATTGTTAATAATGGCGAAGCAAGTAACTTAATAACTATAACAAATCAAACAAATAAAAAGTCATTACAATTATCCAATTTAAATAAAAATGAAATAATATTCATAGATTGTGCAATAGGTAGTGTTGTTGATAATAATGGAAAAAATCGTTTTAGTACATTACAAAATTTTGATTTTATAGGATTAGAAAAAGGTAATAATACTATATCTATATCAAGCAACTGTTTAGCAGAATTTATTTGTGAATTTCCAATGATAATATAGGTGATGAATATGTATATTAAAGAACTTAAAGATAATTATACATTAATACTTTGTAAAATGAATGGTGAACCAATGGGAACTATTTTTTATCAAGATATAACTAGTATATCAAAAGGAATACAAAAAATTAGTGAATTAACATTTACTGTAAGTAAGTATTATGGTAAAGATAATAGTATTAATCCCTTATATAATGAATTAAAAAATGAAAGATTTATAAATTTAGATAACATAGAAACTTATGTTATAAAAAATATTAAGGAAACCAATGAAACCACAAAAGTTGTAACTGCTTATTCAAGAGAAAAAAAATTGTCAAAAAGCAAAGTAGAATTTGAAGATATTTGTTTAACGTTAAATACGTTATTAGAAAATGTATCAGATTGTTATACGTTAGATGAATTATTATATGAAGATACAGGATGGAAATTGGGGTATATAAGTGATAGGGTATTATATGTAAATAATATAGATGTTTTACAAATATTAGACGGAGAAAAGGGTGAACTTTCAGATATTGTAAAAATGAGATACCAAGAGTCTGTTTCAACTAATTGGTATGATTATATTATGAATGATATAGCAACTCAATTTGAATGTTATCCAATATTTGACTCATATAATAAACTAATTAATCTTTATGACGAAACGGAATTAGGAGAAAATCTTGAATTAATATTAACTTATGACAATTATTTAAAATCAAATGAAAAAACAACGGACACAGATGAAATCGTTACAAGATTAACATTAGTTGGTAATGAAGAATTATCCATTATTAATTGCAATCCTACTGCTTTAAGATATATAGAAGATTTTACATATTTTATTGAAAATCAAGAAATGTCAAATGATTTAATAATGGCATTAAATTCATATGAAATTATGACAAAAGAAAGAAGTATACAATGGAGTGAATTAGTAAAAGAAAAAGAAGAAAAAAATATTACATATACTGATAAACAAAAAGAGTTATTAGTTGTTTATAGTATGATACAAAGTTTAGAAACTGCAATAGGTATGACAGAAAGTGATACTTATAAAGCTACTTTATTAACTCAATTAGAAGAACAAATAGATAAAAGAGTTTTATTAGAAAGAGATATAGATAGATTATATGATGAAATAATGGAAATTAGTATACAAATTACTGAAATTAATCAATTATGTAAAAAGAAATATGCGACAGATAGTTCTGGACATTTAATATTCACAGAAAAACTATTAGATGAATTAAAAGAATTTATTTATCAAGATACATATTCAAATGATAGTATTACCTCTGATGTGGATTTATTAAAAATAGGAAAACGAAAATTAGCAGAAGTGAGTATTCCTACGAAATCTTGGAGTATAGATTCTGTAAATTTTATAGAAAAATTACTTGATAATGAATTTCGTAATCAATGGCAAGGTAGATTAGGTTTGGGTGATATGATACTTCTTAAAGGAGAAGATACAATAGAAACTATATACTTAGTTGGGTATACACAAGACTTTAAAAATAAAACATTACAATTGGAATTATCAAATAAAAAAGGTAATAATGATTTTTCATTAAGCATAGGAGAAAGATTAACACAAGCAAAAGAAGCATATAATGCTATTAGAATAAATAAATATATATTAAATAGTGTTAAATTAAAAAGATTAGGTGTTAATTATGACAAAATAAATAGAGAATTATTATGATTTTTTTAAATGATAGTATTATATTAATAATGTAATACTATCATTTTTTTATATGATAAACGAGGTATAAAGTAATGATTTTATAATTAACTTACAAAGAAAAAAATGAAAGTATTTAAAAAAATAATAAAAGGAAGGTGTGTTATATGGTTATTAATAACTTCCCCACTTTCTCCTATATAACGTGGCAAGGGTTAATTATTGTCGCAGAAGATAAAACGCCATATGTAATAAATGACGGTAATACAAATTGTAAATATATATATTGGGAAAAATCAGTAAATCCTTACAATCTAAAGGCAACTAATGAAAAGTTATCAACAGGAGCGAGTAGGATATTAATTTATATAAATGACGAAGGAAATGCTACACAAGTTCCGCAAGATACAATCGGTATTCAATATCGAGAAGGTGGAGGTGTATTGATTAGTAAAATCCAAGGACAAGTAAATGAATTAGATGGAAAATATTATGCAGTAAAACAAGATTTAGATAGTTTAGAAGAAATGATTGGTAGTTCAGATACTTCCGAAGACGGTTCTTTGTTAGATAGATTAAATAAAATTGAAAAAACCGCAGAGGGTACAAGTGAAGAAATTAGTCAATTAAAAACTACTTATGAAAAAAATGAAAAATCAGAAAGAATGAGAGATAATATACTTTCTGCTTTAATTTCTATGACTACTTCTTTATCTGAATATCAAAATGAATTATCAAATGCTTGTGAAGATTTTGAAATAAACAACGAGGAAAAACTTGCAATTACAGAAAAACAAAATGAATTTGTTAAAAATGCTAATGCCGTATATACTATTCACAATGAATTAATTAAATCAATAGATACAGAAACTAATACAGAAACTATTAATTTATTAAATTTAGCTAAAAGTAATATGGAAATGGCAATAAATAACTTAAATACAAATGTTAATACAAGTTTAAGTGACGGTACAGTTGTTCCAAGTGAAATTACAATTATGTTAAATATGTTTGGAACAGTTGGTGTCAAAACTAATGATTACAAAGAAGCATTATCTGATGCAATAGTATTGGGTGTTGGTGGTGAAGTTGTTAGTAATACATTAACAATTAATAAAACTGCAACAAGTTTTTCTCAAACTATGAGTGAAATTATAGATGAAATAAACGGAGAAACAGGATTAAAACAACAAGTAGCCAAAAATACTACTAACATAAGTCAAACTTCAGAAGATATAAGATTAAATTATATGAAGTATGATAAAACAACTTCTGAAATTACTGTATCTGACGGTACAATAAAATTAGATGCAGCAAAAGTTTTAATGACAGGAACACTTACTTGGGATAGTTTAGATGATGATGCTAAAGAAAATCTTAAAGGGGAAAAAGGACAAAATGGTACTGTCGAATATGTTGTGCTTACCGGTGACCAATTTATTAAATGTGCATCAGACGGAACTCCTAAAAAACCTTCTGTAACAATAAGCACACTTATATCAGGTATTACTAGTATTCCTACTATTGTATGGAAATATAAACAAGAAAATTCTGGTACGTGGGTTACAATAAGTTCAAATAACAATAAAACATATTATTCTTTATCTGCAACTAGCAATATATGGGGAGATAAAGAATCAATTACTATTAGAGCAATAGTTAATGATATATATTATGATGATTTAACTGTTGTAAAAGTTAGGGATGGTATAGATGGTAGTTTAGCAGAATACGTTGAAATATTGGGAGAACAATCATTTAAATATGCAATTAAAAAAGGGACAACAGAGTTTACATCAACACCAGCAGTTATTGTGTTAGAAGGAATTGCTCATAATTTAACTTCAACTAATACTAGATGGTATTATAAATATCCTGGGCAAACAGGTTGGACTTTAATGAGTGATTATAATGGTAAATATACAATGAGTGTATTTCCAGATGACCCAATATTATTTAAAAACTATGATGTAGTTCAAATAAAGTTTGAATTAAATACTCATTATGATGTGATAACATTAAATAAATTATATGACGGTAAAGATTCTGTAATGGCACATTTATCTAATGAATCACATATAATACCTTGTACATCAAAAGGGGAAATAGTATCTTTAGAAGGAGCAGAAACCAATTTATCAATATATGTAGGCTCTATTGATGATACAAAAAATTGGACTACAGCAGTAACAACGGAAGGTGTAATTGGTACTTTATCAGATAATAATAAAAAATTTGTAGTAACTAACTTATTAAAAGATGTTGGTTATGTAGATTTTGTTTCTAAAAAAGATGATTTTGATACAGTAACAAGAAGATTTACTGTAACTAAATCTAAAAATGGACTAGATGGAAGTATAGGAACAGATAGTATTTCTTATTGGATAACAAATTCTGCTTCTTCTATAATTAAAAAAGAAGACGGAACATTTGAACCATCTGAAATAACAATAAATACAAAATGTAAAGAAGGAAAAAAAGAAATAACTGATTTTGAAGGAATAATAGTTGTTTCTGAATTAATTAATGAAGAATGGATTGAGAAATATAGAAGTAAAAATAAAGAAAGTATATATAAATATATTATTGGAGATATCGAAGAAGTTGAATTAATTGAAGAACCTTCGATAGAAGAAGGAGAAGAAATTCCAAAAGAAGAACCTCCAATAGAAGAAGAAGAAAAAGAAGAATTAATTGCTATAAAAGTTAGTATGTATTTGGATGATGCTTTAATTGATGAAGAATATATTCCAATAATCAAAGAAGGGATATCAACACCAATAGCTTTTCTTGATAATGATTCTCATATAATACCTTGTAATTTCAATGGAAACCCATTGAATTACGAAGGTGCAAAAACAACTATGTATGTTTATTTGGGAAATACAGATGATAGTGATAATTGGACATATTCAATTGAAGAAAATGGTGTAACTGGTGCAATAACTAATAATAATAGAACATATGAAGTATTAAGAATTAATAATGATAATGCTTATGTAGATATTATAGCTAGTAAAGATGAATGTGAAAGCATAACTAGAAGATTTAGTTTGGCAAAAGCAAAATATGGTAAAGATGGAGATTCTGCAAAATATATTTATATAACTGGTGAACAAGTATTTAAATATAAAGAAGACTTTAAAGGCACACCAACTCCAAATGTTATTACATTAAAAGCAACTAGATATAATATAATGACAAACGGAAAATGGCAATATAAAAATGCTAATGGAACATATGTTGATATGGGTATTACATCTGATACTATTGAAATAACTCCAACAATGGGATTATTTAAAACACAAAATACTAGTACTTTCAGATTTATAGCAGAAGATTACTATGATGAAATTACTATTATAAAAATTAGTGATGGTACAAATGGATTGCCTGGGTCAGATGGTAAAGACGGTATTTATATATTAATAACTAATGAATCACACACAATTCCTTGTGATAGTAATGGAGATTATACAACAGAAGATTTAGCAAAAGCAACAACAGAAGTACACGTTTATAGAGGTACAGAAGAAATAGATGCAACAGTAAGTGTCAGAGGTCAAGGTTGTACTGCTATCTATGGTGTAGCAAATAAAACTGTTACATTAACAGAAGTAACAGAAAATAGTGCAAAAGTAACAATCGGTATAGTTGTTGACGGAAAAACATTTACTAAAGTTATGACTATTACAAAATCATTACGTGGAATAAGTGCAAGTGGTATCAATATAAGAGGTGTTCTTAATTCAGTTGATGATTTAAACGGTAAACAAGGACAAGAAGGATATGCTTATATTATTGATGGAATGTTATATTTATGGAACTCCGAAAGTCAATCTTGGGCAGATAAAGGAACACCAATTACAGGAGAACAAGGATTACCAGGGAAAGACGGTCAAGACGGTAGAACAACTTATCTTCATATTAAATATTCTAATGACGGTGGTAAAACATTTACACCACAAAATGGAGATTTAGCAGAAGGAGAAACAATAGGAGATTATATGGGTCAATATACAGATTTCTTTAAAGATGACTCAACTAATCCTAAAGATTATCAATGGATAAAACTAAAAGGAGAAGACGGAGTAAGTGGAATAGTTGCTACTTTATCAAATGATAATCATATAATACCTTGTGCAAAAGACGGAACAAATGGTGTATTCGTTGGTTGTTCAAGTAAAATAAGTTTATTTATGGGTGCAGAAATATTAGATGATAACATAGATTATTCTTATGTGAAATCAGAAGGAATAGGTGGAACTTGGGACGGTACTATTGGAGAATTTAAAGTTACTGAAATGTCTACTGATAGTGGATATATAGATTTTACTGCTACTTATAACGGACTTAATTATACTAAGAGATTTACTATAACTAAAAATAAACAAGGTGATGACGGTATAACTATTAACCTAAGTAATGAAAATCATAGTTTTGTGGCTAATAGCGAAGGTAAAATAGATTATCCACAATCAACTTCTACAACAGTTTTAGTTTATAAAGGTGATGTAAGACAAGGATTTATAATAGATGGAGTATCTGCAACACCTTCTGGTATGGTAGTAAGTTATGAACAAAATAGTGATACTATAACATTCTCTGTTAATAAATGGCAAGAAGGAAATAGTGAATTAGCAAAAAATGGAACAATAGAAATATATATAAAGGTAGAAAATGAAATATTCACAAAAACATTTACTTATACTAGAATAGATACAGGTAAAAATGGAGTAGATGGATTAGACGGATATACAGTTTATTTAACAAATGAGGTGCATAGTTTTTATTGTGAAAGTAATGGTAGTATATTAGAACAACAATCAACTATAACTACTGTTAAGGCATTTTGTGGAGCAAAAGAAATCACACCAATAATAGGTAGTATAACTAGTCCACAAGGTTTAACAGTAACAAAAAACGGTGCAACAATAACAATAAAAACAGATGGTAAATCATTAGCAGATAATGGGTCATTTAACATACCTATTACAGTAGATGATAGAACTTTTGTAAAAGTATTTAGTTGGGTTAAATCATATAAAGGACAAGACGGACAAGACGGAGAAAATGCTAAATATGTAGTAGTTAGTGGGGAACAAGTATTTAGATACCCAAAAGGGTCAACAACTCCTACACCTAGTTCAATAGTTTTATCTGTTTCTAAGTTTAATACTACTGAAAAAGGTAGATGGCAATATAAAAATACTAATGGAACATATGTTGATATAGGAGTAACTTCTGATACATTAACAGTAACTCCTTCAAGTGGTACATTAGCAAGTAGTGGGTCTTGTACATTTAGATACACATTAGGTAATTGTTATGATGATATAACAATAGTTGAAGTTAGTGACGGTATAGATGGAAATAGTGGTCAAACTTTCTATACTTGGATAATGTATGCAGATGATGCTAATGGTAAAAATATAAGTAATAGTCCTACTAATAAAAAATATATAGGTTTATCTTATAATAATACAAGTGCAACAGAGTCAACAGACCCAACAAAATATAAATGGACATTAATAAAAGGGGCAGACGGTGTAGAAGGTGCAAAAGGAGAAGATGGATTAACATATTACACTTGGATAAAATATAGTGACAATGCAAACGGTAGTAATATGTATGATACTCCTAAAACTTCAACTCAATATATAGGTATAGCAACTAATAAATTAGTTCAAGCAGAATCAACAGTTGCATCAGATTATAAATGGTCTAAATTTAAAGGAGATACAGGACAAGCAGGGAAAGATGCTTATACTGTTATACTTACTAATGAAAATCATAGTTTTATATCAGATTACAACGGAAATATTACTACTGCTCTTACTACAACTAGCCAAGTAATAGCTTATAAAGGGTCAACTTCCGTTACTCCAACATTAGGAACAATTGTTGCTCCTAGTGGTATGACTATTACTAAGAGTGGTACAACAATTACATTTAAAGCTAATACAGGTACTTCATTAGCAACAAGTGGGACAGTAACAATACCGGTAGTTGTGGACGGAATAACATTTAATAAAATATTTACTTGGACAAAAGCTATAAAAGGAAATCCTGGTCAAAATGGTCAAAATGGTACAGATGCAGATGTACCAGATTGGGTAAAAGAATGGGACGGAAAAGCAACAACAATCAATGGTAGTAGTGTTATAACTCCTAAGATATTTGCAGGTACAGTTAATAATGGTATACCAACTGGGGTAGCTATTGGTAAAGATGTATTTGGTACAAGTAGTTCTTATACTGTTAATGGTATTGTTGGATATAAAAATGGAACAAAAACATATCAATTAAATTCAGATGGTACTTTATTAATAGGTAGTAAAAGTGGTCAACATATAGCTTGGAATGGAAGCAATTTAGAATTAAATGTAAAAACATTAAAAATATCTTCTTCAAGTGTTGCGACAGAGGGATATGTTGATAACGTAGAAATAGGAGGAAGAAATTTATTAAAAAATACCAATGATGATGTAGTTAGTTCTGCTTATTCTATGGCAAGTTATTATTTTGGCGATATTAAACCAGAGAGGGGAAAAACTTATACAATAACGGTAAAAATAAAAGCAGGTTCAGATAGAACAGGATTTATGGCTTATAATAGTGGAAGTAGTAGTAATGGTTGCAAAATAGGAAATTTAACATTAAAAAACGGATTATATACTTGGACAGGTACATGGGAAACTAAAAATGGAGATATTACTGCTAGTAATACTTTTCTTCGTATTTATCAAAATCCAAGTAGTGGTACTACATCATCTACTATTGAGTGGATAAAGTTAGAAAAGGGTAGTAAGTCAACAGACTATACACCTGCACCAGAGGATACGAAAGATGAAATGTCATCTCTTGAAAGTAACTTAAATAGTAATATAGATAGTGTCATAGATGGTGCTATAACTGAAATAATTACAAGTACTTCTGAAATGTATGCCAATAAAGATGATTATGAAGCATGGAAAGAAACTGTAACGTCCGATTTTAGTCAGACTAATGAAAATATACAAATGACTTTTAATACTACATTAGAAGCGGTTAACGAAACTGCTGAAGGTTTAGAAAGTTATAAATCAGAAGTTGCTACATACATAAGATTTAGTAGTAATGGTGTAGAAATAGGTAAATCAGATAGTCCATTTAAAACAAATTTAAGTAACAAAAAACTTTCATTTATTCAAAGTGGAAACGAAGTAGCATATATTTCAAATAACAAGATGTATATAACTTCGGCAGAAATTACCAATGACTTAAAATTAGGAAGATTTATATGGGTAATTGGTGGAGATGGAGATTTAACATTGAAATGGAGTTGATAAATAATGGCAACAAGTGGTAGTACATATAAAACCTTCGGTACAAATGGGGGTTATAAATTTATACTTGAATGGAAAAGAAATTCAATTAATATCTCAAATAACACATCTAATATTACTGTAACTTTATATCTTCAAAGTTCGGGAAGTAGTTACACAATAAATTCAAGTGCCGCAAAAAGTGGTAGTTTAAATATAAATGGCTCTACTACTACTTTTACTTTTTATGCAGGTTTATCAGGAGGTCAAAAGAAACAAATTTATACTAGAACAGTTAATATAACACATAATTCAAACGGAACAAAATCTTTTACAATGTCTGCTGCAGCAGGAATAGCAATAACTTTTAGTAGTGGTTTTGTTTCTGAAGTTGATATAAGTAGTTATTCAGTAACGTTAGATACAATAGCTAGAACATCTAGTATGTCATTAAGTACAACAAGTGCAACTTTAGGTAGTACTTCTGTAACAGTAACTATTACAAGGGCAGATAGTTCTTTAACACATAAAGTATATTATAAATTTGGTAGCAATTCAACAACGGTGTCCTCTAGTGCCGGAACTTCTGCAAGTTTTACACCGGCAATTGGATTAAGTTCACAAGTACCTAATGCAACAAGTGGTACTGCAACCGTTTATGTTGAAACTTATAGTGGCTCAACTAAAATAGGAACAGTTGGTAAAACAATGACTTTTAATGTTCCTTCTAGTGTAAAACCAACAATTGGAAGTTTTACTGCTTCAGTTGTTGCAGATGGAGCGGCTACTAGTTATGGATATGTTCAAGGTAAATCAAAATGCCAATTAAAAATAAATAGTCCTAGTGGTAGTTATGGCTCAACTATTAAATCTTATAAAATCACAGGTAATGGTGGTACTTGGACAACTCAAAGTACTACAACAGGAAGATTAACTGGTTCTGGTTCAATTAAATTTACTGCTACTGTTACAGACAGTAGAGGTAGAACTAGTGATGCCAAAACAGTAACTATTTCTGTTCAAGCATATTCTGCCCCTAGTATTTCTGCTTTTTCTGCAGCAAGATGTAATTCAAGTGGTACATCAACTAGTAGTGGTACATATGCAAAAGTATCTGCTACTTATTCTTACACATCTCTTGGTGGAAAAAATACTGTATCAAGTAAGATAGAATATGCTACTTCCGGTACGTCTTCTTGGACAAATGCAGGAGCAGTATCAAGTGGTGGTTCTGCAACAGTAGGTGGTGGAGCAATATCAGTTGAAAATAGTTATCAAATTCGTTTAACTATTAGTGATAAATTTACTTCTACATCAAAAATAGTTTATATAAATCCTCAATTCGTCCTTCTTAATTTTAAAGAAGGAGGAAAAGGAATAGGTATAGGAAAATATGCCACAACCGACAATAGACTTGAAATTGGTATGAGGACAGATATAAACAATAATATCGTTTTTAACAAATCTTCTATTGGTTTATATTGGCAAGTAGATACAGACGAAGCAGTAATATATTTTTATAGTACAGGAGATGCAGGAACGGGTAACTGTTTATGTTTTGAAACAAGGGATAATGGTGATGAATTTTTTAGATTTAGACATAAAGATACTAGTGGTAGTAGTTATCAATTATTTGACATTAAACAAAGTGGTTTAATTTCTTATAGATTATTAAGACCAAGTGCCAATAATACATACACATTAGGTACTTCATCTCAAAGATGGAGTACTGTTTATGCAGTAAATGCTTTTAATACATCAGATGTTCAGTATAAAGAGAATATAACACTTGTTAATGAAGGCAAAAAAAATGATGAAGTTAGTGTGTTAAGTGTTATTAATAATGAAGATATTATTACATTGAATGATATGAGAAACTTTATTAAAGATGATTGTGATATATATAAATATAACTATATAGGACAAGAAAATGAAGAATTTGGATTTGTTGCTCAAAATATAGTTAAATCAAAAGTTGGTAGTAAATTAATAGTTGATTCTGATGGTGGTTATATGTATTCACAAGGTACTTATGTAGGTATAGTTGTAGGTGCATTAAAAGAAGAAATAAAAATAAGAGATAAAGAATTAGAAGAACAAAAAGAAATAAATGAAGAATTAAATGAAAAAGTAAATGAACTAGAAGAACGTTTAGCTAAATTAGAAAAGTTATTAAATAATTAATAGTCTTATTTATTAATGGAGGGTATAATAACCCTCCATAATTTTATATGAAAGAGGTGATTGCTTCTTATGTTAATAGAAAAGCATGTAACACTTACTATTGATGGTAGGACTGCCAGTTTAAGTGATGAAATTTACATATATAAGAATGATAGAAATATAGATTTTATATTCACAATAACTGATACAAAGTTCAAATTTAACGAATATAGTGGAAATATACTAGTTGAATCATCTGCTAAGTATGCAGTAGTTAAAGTGTTGAAACCTAATGGTACAAAGTTTACTAGTGCGAAATTACCAATAATTGATAATCAAGTAGTTCTTACTATTACACAAGAATTTACTGACGAAATAGAAGAAATTGGAATACATCAATTACAAATGCAATTATGGGATACAGAAGAAGGTAGGGTCACATTACCTCCTGTTCGTTTTGAAGTACTAAAGCCTTTATTTGATGATGAAGTGTAGTGATGTAAATGTTAATAAAAAAATATATAAGAATAACAATACAAAACGATACTGCAATAGTTGATGATAATTTATATTTTTATAAAAATGATAAGAATATAGATGTTTATTTTGAATTAATTAACTTTAAATTTGATTTTATAAAAAATGAAACAGTAGGCGAAAATTTAACTACAAAAACTAATGCTTCTTATGGGACATTAAGAATAATAAAACCTAATGGAGAAAAATTAGTTGTATCAAGATGTCCTACTGATAATGGCTATATTAAATTTACTGTTACTTCTGATTTTATAGATGAATTAGAGGAAGTTGGTATTCATCAGTTACAAATAACTTTATATGATGCATTTGAAGGTAGAATATCTATACCTCCTATATCTTTTGAAGTATTACAACCTTTATTTGATGAAGATGAAGCAGATGAAGGACAAGTTAATTTAACACAAGCAAATATAGTTCAATCGGCAGATGGAAATGAATGGATAAATGATTTAAATGGAAGGGAAGAAATTTATCCAAATACTAATTTATATGAATGGAAGCATAAGGATTGGATATCTGATATTAGATTAAATGCTATACATGATAACATAATTAGATTAAATAATATGAGTTCTCAACAAATTGCTTATGGATACAATGGGTTAGAAACTGTTCAAGATGCTTTAAATACATTACTAGCACCAAATTTAGAAATTACCAATTTTACTATTAGTACATCTACATTTATGGAAAAAGGTATTACAGTAAACTTTTGTAATTTTAATTGGGGTTATAATAAGGCAATTGTATCTCAAAAAATAAATGATATAGAAATAGAACCAACATTAAGAATATATAGATATTCTGTACCTTTTAATACAAACAAAACTTTTACATTGATAGGCAATGACGGTCTTAAAGAAATTAAAAAAAGTATTACTGTACAATTCTGTAATAGGATATTTTGGGGTGTATCAGAAAAACCAACAGAATATAATAAAGATTTTTTAGATACATTAAATTATGAATTACAAAATAATAAAAATAAAACAATTACTGTAAATGCTAGGAATAATCAATATATATATTATTCAGTCCCTAGTGCTTATGGAAATTGTATAATGTCTGTCAATGGATTTATCGGAGGTTTTAAAAAAGTAGCAACAATTTCATATACTAATATGTATAATAGTACTGAAAATTATGATATTTACGAGTCAGACAATTCAAATCTTGGTAATACAATTGTGGTTATTCAATAAGGAGGTGTTTGACTATGGCAATAGAACTAATTTCTACGATAACCACAAAAAATAATGGGGGTTATGCAATAGTTTTATCTAATGAAATCAAAGGTGGAATACATTCTAAATCAACATATGAAGATATGTTAAAAATTTCCAATGATAGATTACAAGAAGGTATGCTTTGTTATGTTATTTATGAAAAAAAGTACTACCAATGGACTGGTGAAAAATGGAGTGCTTTTACAATAAATGGTGGAAATAATACTAGTGGCAGCAATGAAACATCAATGTACAGAGTTGAAACATATGATGAAATGTTGCTTATTCCTACTATTGATTTAAAAGAAGGAACTTTATGTCATGTAAAAAATGATATAAATAATATGCACTTATATTATTATAACAATAGTATATGGAATGGCATTGGAACGAAGTATCAAGTATGGATTGGTTCAACACAACCACCTAATCCAAATTATCTATGGGTGGATACAAGTAATTTCTTTGATGAAAATGCTACCGTTGATAATATACCTACTTTTATTGATACATCTTTAATACAATATTTTAAAGAACAAATATTAGCATTAAATAATAAAATAAAAGTGTTACAAAAGGATTTGGAAAAAGCTATTGAAAATGGTGTTGGTGGTAATGGTAACGGTGGTGGAGGTAATAATGGAAATCAAACTGTTATTGAATTAAAAAGTAACTATCTCGTAACAGAAGATGGAATATACCTTATAACGGAAGACGGAGATTATATAGTTATGGAAGATAGTGAACAAGATGAATATACTCCTGATGACGAAGGTACTGTTATTGAAGGTGGTGGCTCTGTTGATTTAAAATCTACATACTTAACATCAGAAGATGGTACTTATTTTGTAACAGAAGATGGAAATTATTTTATCACCGAAGATAGTGCGATTGATAATAATACGCCAGATAGTGTTGGAAGTGGTGGAAGTACAATAATTGGTGGTGGCTCTAATAATAACAACAACAATGATGATGAAGAATTAGAATTAGAAGATGTGGCATATGCAGTAAAAGGTGGTAGATTTATTACTACATATGAAAAACAAGAAATTATAAGTGTTCCTATGGAACAAGTTACAATATTTAATGAAAGTGAAAATGAAATAACTCTTAGAATTAATAACGGAGAATTAATTCCTCTTGAATATGGAGAATCATTAAGTTTTGGTGATATTGTAATAGAATCAATAGTTATTATAGAAAAAAATAGTATGGTTAAATTGATAGGAATATAAGGAGTTGAAAAAATGGCTAAGAACATTAAAATAAGCGAACTTTTAGAAGTTGGTATATTAAATGATGGTGACTATTTAAATATAGTTACAACTGCCGGAGTTAATAGAAGAATAAAATTTTCTACATTAAAATCGGCAGTCAATGATAGTGCTAGTAGCTATGTAGATGTTAAAGCAAAAAATGGTACAATATATAGAATAACTGTTAATAATGACGGTGAATTAGTTTGTCAAAATGCAGAAGCATTTACAGGAAACGCACCAGACAAAGGTGAAAGTGGTCGTTTTGCAGGTTTAATGATAAATATGATATATGGAGGAGGAAATAACCAAAATAATACTGCTTGTTCACATGGTTTTATAGAATTATATAATCAAAGTACGTCTAGTGTAGATTTAAACCTAAAAGGATTATATTTAAGTATTAAAACTGCTACTGGTGATTGGCAATCTTTGGCATTAGAAGGAATGATACCATATCAACATTCGTTTTTAATAAGATGTACACAAGTATCTAGTATGGCATTATTAGGAACAAGATGTAAAATAGATTATTATGACCAAGAATGGGGTATAGTGTTGCCAGATGTTGGATTTAGTGCTTATTTATCAATAGGAACTCCAACTACTACTAACCCATTTAATGCAGATGGTAACTTAAATAAAGAAGTTGGATATATAGATTTAATGGGTATCGGTGGAGATACGGAAGATAAAAAAGTTGTAGCTTATGAAAATAAATATCCACAAATAATGACTAAAGATATCGGAGCAAGAAGATTAGATTTTGCAGATACAGATAATAACCAAAAAGATTGTAGAGCAGTAGATTGGACTTCTTGTGATATTAATATATATAGACCAAGATGTGTTAAAGACGGTAAATGGGATTTATACTTTAATAAAGCTAAGTTAAAAACAACTATGCCTAACTTAATCAATATGTGTTATGGTAGAAACGGAGAAAATACTAGAACATTTACTTGGCAAAGTGCTTTAACAGATGAAGGTTATATTAAATGGAGAAAGTACGGAGAATTAAAATGGAATAAAAAAGCAACTGAAAAATCTATTATAACTCATTATGATACAGATGCCACATTACATAGAGTTGTATTAAATGATTTAGAAGTTGGAGAATATGAATATTGTTGTGGAGAAGAAGGTGCTTATTCGGATGTAGCAATCTTTGAAGTTAAAAAATTCCAACAAACTGCTAATGAAAGTAATTTTATAGATGATAGAATAAAAGTTTTATGGACAACTGACCAACAAGCATGGACTGTCGAAGAAGCACAAGCCACATCTGTTGTATTCCAAAATATAACAGAATGGGAAAAAGATACAGGATTTGATTTCCATTTAAATACAGGTGATATAAGTCAGAACGCCAACCGTTCTTTTGAATGGAGATATCATTATAAATATGCAGATGATTTAATAAGAACAATGCCACACATGATAACTTGTGGAAATAACGATTTAATTGATAAAAAATACTCAACTGCATTTACTTGGTATATGACACCAGAAGACCATTTTTTACCTGACGGAACTCCTGGTATATCAAGATACAATTCTTGTCATAGTTATGATTTAGGATTTGTACATTTTGTATGTATAAACTCTAACCAAGATTATGCTATGTTTGATGAATTAGGTGGGGAAAAGGTAGATGATTGGATACAAAGAGAATGTGCTTGGTTAGATGCAGATTTAACATTAGACGAAGCTAATCCAAAAACTAGATGGACTATATGTTATATGCACTATGCACCATTTACTTGTGTTAGACCAAATTGGGTACAAAGATTTGTTCCTATATTTGAAAAACATAGAGTACATCTAATTTTATGTGGACATAATCATACTAATTCAAGAAGTATAGCTATAAGAAGTGGATACAATGGAGAACCTAATACGAAATATTATGATAATACAGGACAAATGACAGAAGGGGAAGAAACTGCATTAGGTGCAGGTATAATAAATCATTCAGATGACCCAAATAATGGTAACTATTATATTATGATTAATGCAAGTGGATATAAGAATAGTGGTAAGGAAAGTATACAAAATCCTTATCCTTGGTGGTATGCACTTAAATCTTCACATCCAAGTCAACCAACATATGCAACATTAGAGATAACTTATAATAATATAATTTATAATTGTTATCAATGTATGGGTGTTTTAGGTAAGGATATAAATGGTAATACAATAGTTCTACCATATGGAACACAAGAAAAGAAATTATATGATACATTTACAATTCCTTGGAGAGCAAAAGGGCAAACTTTAATATAGAAAGTAGTTGATAATCAATGCCAAATAGAATATGGGACGATAGTAAAAAAGCATGGGTTATTGTTGATGAAGCTAGATTTGCTTTACAAACTAAAGTAGTAGATGTTGGAAATTATTATGAATCTGATAATGTCGAAGGTTGTCTTCAAGAATTAGGAGATAAATTGGAAAATTTTGACGGAGAAAGTATTGAAGCAATCGGAGAATTAGAAAGTAAAATAGAAGATTTAGACGATAGAGTAACTTACATTGAAGAAAATGGTGGAGGAGGTGGAGGTGGAGGTGGTGCTTTAATGCCTACCTTAACTCTACTTGGAGAAGACAATTATGCAATTCCAACTGACGGAGAAGTAACAATTTATTACAATTTTACTTCTCCCAATTTGGGATTTGGTACTTCATATGTAAGTTTGAACTATGAAACAGTTGAAAGCGAAGCTATTTCACAAGGTCGTAACTCATTTACAGTTAAAAATTTACCAGTAGGAGAACATAGAATAGATATATATGTTACAGATATAACTGGATTATATTCTAATACAATTACAATTACAATAGTTGCCGGTGGTCTTGAACTTACTAGTACATTTGATGATAGTAATGATATTACATTAGAAGATTATATTAGAATTAGATATAACATAGCAACAATATCTACAACTGCTATAACTGTAACAATTGAAATAGATGGGCAAGAAACAAAAGAAGAAGGTTTTATAGGACAAAACGTTTTAGACATAGGACAATTTACATCATTAGGTATACATACTGTTAGAATATCTGCTACTAGTGGTGATTTAGAATCGAATGTATTAATATTTAATCTAGTTGTTGCAGATAGTGATAATTTATATGTATCATCCACATTTCAATCACCAGCAACATTCCAAGTTGGTAAAAATGTTCAAATAGATTATCGTAATAGTATGCTTGGACAAAATAGATTTTATACTTATTTATATATAGATGGAGCAGAAGTGGACATAGTTACTTCTTATCAAGGACACAACTTCTGGAATGTTGGTACAAATTTATCAATAGGTGACCATACATTAATGCTATATTCTAAAACACAAGACGGAGAATATGTGTCAAACACATTAAGTTGGGTAATTTCTGTTGTTGCAGAAGATTATACACCATTTAGAATAGTAGAAGATGGATTAGTTTTCAATTTTGATGCAAATGGTAAACAACAAACATCATCAACTAAAAACTTTTGGAAAGATACAACTGAAAATGATGTACGTTGTGAATTATTTAATTTCAACTATTCTACGAATGGTTGGATAGATAACTCATTAGTATTTAATGGTAAAGCATATGCTAAAATAAGTTATTCTCCATTTTCAGATGGATTTCCAAATGGTGCTACAATAGATTTATTATTTAAAGTAAAAAATGTTGGAGATATAGAAGGTAAAGTTTTATGGTGTAGAAATTATATGACACCATATCAAGGTATGTATGTAAGTACTTATGAAAGTAATATGCGTTCGGCAAATTCAAGAATGGTTGAAGCATCATTCCAAGATGATACTTGGACAAGGGTAACATGGGTTATTAATAGAGATGATTTAACTATGTTATGTTATGTAAATGGTGTTATTACAAGATGTATATATATAGGAGATACTGAAAACTTTAGAATGGAAAAAGAAATTTATCTAGGTGCATCATTTGATGAAGTTGATGATAACTTAGATGATAATGGTAATCCTATACCACATTATGCTTCTTGTTCAATTAAAAACTTTAGAATGTATAATAGACCATTAACAGATGAAGAAATATTACAAAATCATATAGCAGATATAAAAGATAAAGAAGAACAATTAGCTATAAGAGAAAAGAACTTTGGAGATAGTACAATACCTATTATGAAATTTGAAGGTAATATAGACGGTATGACAGGTGATATTTATAAGTTAATTACTATTGATTATAACGACCCATTAGACCCTACTAAACGTTTTAGACAAGAACAATGTAGAGTATATTGGCAAGGGACTTCTTCACTAGAATATCCTGTTAAGAACTACACAATAGAACTAATGAGTGGTGGTAATGCTTGGGAATATGCACCAAAAGATGATTGGATGCCCGAAAAACGATATACACTCAAAGCCTGTAAACTATAATGCAGGCTCTAAACCTACTCTGATTAATGGCGAAAGTCCTAGTGAAAAAGGATAACGCTCAACAAGATAATATTTTATTAATAGTTAGTTGACAAAATATAAAAATATAAGTATAATATGATTAGAAAGGAGTTGATATTATGAATGGAAAAATTTATGCTTATTTAAATAGAAAAAAATATGAACTAATCGGAATAAAAACTTATTATATAGGTCAAACAATTAGAACAATAGAAGAAAGAGCAGGTTCTAATGGTTGTAAATATATGGATAACCCAAATAGTAAATTTTGTAGGGCAATAAAAAAATGGGGTTGGGATGCATTTGAAGTTGAAGTATTAGTAGAAGGAATAGAAACAATGGAAGAATTAAACAAATTAGAAATAGAATATATTAAAAAGTATGATTCGTATAATAATGGTTATAATTCTACTTTAGGTGGTGGTAATTTATGTGGTTATCATCATACAGAAGAAACAAAAAGAAAAATAAGTGAAAATCATGCACCAATGAAAGGTGAATTAAATGGTATGTATGGTGTAAAAATGACAGAAGAACAAAGAAGAAAAATGAGAGAAAATCATATGGATTATAAAGGAGAAAATCATCCATTTTTTGGTAAGCATCATACAGAGGAAACTAAAAGAAAAATAAGTGAAACAAAATTTAAAAATGAAACGAATAACAAAGGAATACCTCATTCAGAAGAACATACAAAACATTTAACAGAGTCTATTAGAAAGTCATGTGGAAAAGCAGTTTATTGTTATGAGTTAGACATGATATTTGAAACTATGAGTGATGCAAAAAAATTTTTAAAAGAAAATTATAATATTAATGTTAGTGGAAATATAACAATCCATTTAAAAGGAGATAGACCATATGCAGGTAAAATCGAAATAAATGGTGTACTAACAGAATTACATTGGAAACGTGTTTAAAAAAATAATAAAATATTATCGGTTGCAACGACTAAGCGAGTGGGACTTATTATATAATAGTAAGTATGCAATAGTCTGAACTGCAAATATAATTTTCACATTAAACAAATTGCAGAGAGAAGGTCAAGTGTAAAGACACTTTAAAGAAGAACCTTCTCCGCTATCTTAATAATTAAGATAGTCAGTAATCTATATATAACCTATATAGATGAAAGTAACAGAATGTTTATGGATAGTTCTGCTGCAAACAACGTAGGTAGTTCTAAATTAGTTTATGATTATTTTAGAAAAATGAATATGTTCTATCCACAAGAGATAAAAAATCCTAAAACTAGAAGTACGGTAGACGGTTTCCCAGTTAAATTATTTATCAATGGGCAATCAATGGGATTATATATGTTTAATATAGATAGATATGCAGAAAATAACTATGGATTTGTTGGAGAACAATCAATAGTTTCTTATGAAATAGGTGTCAACTCTGTAAGTGGAGCGGGAGCATTTGCAGATGATAGTTGGGCAAGTATACGTTCAGAATTTGAATATAGATATCATTATGCAGGTGACGAAAGTGTTGTTTGTGAAACTATAACAGTTGACGGTAAACCAACAACGGTTCTTAGAAGTGGATATCATTCAGATTTACAAAATTTGGTATCTTGGGTTAAAAATAGTACAATAGAAGAATTTAGAAGTGAATTAGATGAACATTTTGAATTAAACTTCTTAATAGACTACTACTTATGGGTAGTGGTATTGGGTCTTGTCGATAACCTTGGAAAAAACTCGGTTTGGACAACTTTTGGAATGAACGCACAAGGTAATGTTATTTGGTATCCTAGTTTTTATGACTGCGACTCGGAATTGGGATTGACAAATGACGGGGAGTTAAGATACGGTAGTGGTATAGACGTTACTACTGATAACTTCAATACATCTGATTCTTATTTATGGACTAAATTAAATACTGCTTTTGCAGAAGAAGTCCAAACTAGATATATAAATCTTAGAGCAAATGGTCACATATCTTATGAAACTATAATATCATATTATGAAAATATAATTAATAAAGTTGGAGAAACATTCTATAATGAAGATGCTAGAATTAAATATATAAATGAAAATAATAAAGCATATATTTATATGTGTAATGGTAGTAGATTAGAACATACTAGAAGATGGGTGTCTGAACGTATTACATATATGGATAGTGTTTATGGTTACGGAGATTATCAATTATCTGCTACTATACGTTCTAACGTAACAGGTGAAGTATCTTTACAAGTAAAAACATATTCACCACAATATGTAGAAATATCATTTTCAGATAGTGCAACTGGTACCGTTAAAAAATGGTGTGATAAAGATAAATGGTATACATTTACAAATACTATCACCAATGCAGTAGACAACAATATAACCATTAGAGGTATAACTAATGTTATGTATATTGAAGGACTTGAATACCTCAATGTTTCCTCTATGATTATGGGTCAAGCTAAAAAACTCTGTAAGATAGATATACATGGCTCAAAAAGAATACAAAGACTAGAATTAGGTAATAATGAAATGTTACAAACATTAAATTGTAAAGACTGTACGAACTTGGGTTATGATGACAACTACAAAGTTATAGATTTATCAAAATGTGTCAACTTAAAATATCTTGATTTAAGTGGTACTATGATAGGTACAGTAGACTTAAACCCAGATGGGGGAGCATTAGAATTTTTAGATTTATCTAAAACTGAAATAACCTATCTAACTTGTAACTATCAAGAGTATTTACCAGAAATTAAACTTGATGGTTGTCGTAATTTATCGTCTGTAACAATA